GGCGGACTTCTGTCTTTCAGAATACATTGTACTATTAACAACTCGCCAAATAGGCCTAGTCATTATCTCTCCGTCTATATACCACTTGGAATTCCAAACAAAATCGCCTAGTACGCTTTTGTCAGGGTGTATATTTCTGAGACTTTCATGGGATATCTTTTCTAGGTTATCAGTCTCCAACTTTGTGCTTAGACCAACTGTAATATCATCACCATTTACGGCAATGCCTTCAATAAATTTATCCAATTTATACCGAGAAAAGGCATTTAAGATATCCAGTACATTCACAAAGCCATCACCTAAGTTCGTAAACTTAGATCCACTTGGCATCCCGCCTGTGCGCGACATTATGCCCTCAGGCATGAGTAGGTCCGCCTTCTGCAAATACTCAACTATAAGGTCTGAAAATTCATACCCTTCAACAAAATATTTGACCATCAGTTCTAGTTCTGATGCAGTAACGCTAGCGTCAAATTGACTAGCGTCCAAGTTAACCCACTCCACAACATCACCTCGTCCTCTGACCCATTTGCCGAACTCCTCGGGTTGGGTATAAAAGACGAACACATCGTGATCTGATGATATCGAACTCTGCGTATTGTTTAGCGCACTATCAACAGCCTCACATTCTAATAGCCAGTGTGAGATTGGGGTACCCCAAACCAAACGTACTTTGGGATCAACCATTTCCGACTGTTGAGTTCTAACGCCAGGGAGAATTGACCAACAGTTTTCCAAAATTGGATTAGGTTTTATCTTTTCATCAACGTACAACTTAGCATCAGATAAATGATCACGCTTACTACCCATAGTAGGCAAACCACTACCTTTGCTTAAGCTACGCCGATTCCTTTCCAAACTGAGGTCCAAGTTATAAGAGTCAGATGGCTTCCATGGATGTGAATAATTGCTTAGAATATCCAAAGAATATGGAAGCAAATCTTGAATATTCGCAAAATGCTCACATTGTTCTTTAAGTATATTATACTTATAAATAGATCTAGGCCACTCCACCCTCTCTTTATACTTCTTCTCAATAACGTCCAAACCGCTAGGTAAAACGGTCGTTCGAAGAGCTTTCGTAACCGCAGGAACTACGAACTTTCGAACTCGATCTGCTATCTTCCGCTGAACTATTCCAGTATTATCGATAGTCAGATTCTGTAGATACTCAGTCACCTTGGGACCTTTTGGCTCAACACGAGTCAAGAGGCATCACCTACAAGAATAGAGTACTAACCCATTGAAATACCAGATAAGTAACGAGTAAAGCCTCGCCAATATATCTAGCAACTTTCTTAAGGTACTTAAGATGAGCAGTCGACTTATTGACTACTTTCTTCAATTCTTCTATCTTGTCACTAGGAGAACCAGAATTATCATCTGTTCCTTCTAGAATTTTAAGAATTGTATTATTCTTTATCAT